AAAGCAATACACGAAAGACGAGAGACGGTTCAGTATACATCGGACTATAAGATTAGTCCTAGTGGTCGCAAAGTTAGACGCTCACGATTGAAGTTTGCAGACTTGGTTGATGTAGAAGATTTATATAAAGACAAAGATAAAGATACTGAAGGAAAAAAAGAAGTAAAAGAGTCGGTTAGTTTAAGCAAAGAACCTCCTCCAGTGTTGTTATTAAAAAGAAAAGCAATTCGTATGTATCCAGATGACACACGAATTGCATTATACTATTCGCAGAAGTTGGATAAACATTTTTCTATTCCTTATGGACCGAAGATTGATGATAATCCAATCCAAGCAGAAGCAAATGTGATGCATTTGGAAGACGGTAATGCTATTGAGTTGACAGAAGAAATGACTCAAGTAATATCAGAAACTTATGATAGTCTCAGTGAAGATAATAAAAATAAGTTTTTAGAAAAATTAACTGAATCTATAGAGAGTTTTGAAAAAGTATATGAGTTTTGTCAACAGTATAATTAATAATAAATTATCTGAAGCTAAGGAACTTATATTTGCTCGCTTAGATGAAATAGTTGGTAAACGATTGCAAGAAGCAAAACGATATGTTGCGGAAGATATGTCTGAAGAATTTTTGGATGAAGCAATAAAACGCAATCCAAATATTATTAAGATGGGTCGCATTCAAAAAATTAGACGCCGCATTCGTAGAAATGCGAAAGGTAGAATTATTCTACAACGTAACACACGAAGGTCTGGTATCAAAGGTTATAGAATATCTGGTAAAACAGTTAAACGAATACCAGCAAATGTTAGGTTACATAAAGCAAGATTATTAAAGCGTTCTTGGAAGACAACAAGAAAAGCAAAACTTAGACGCACATTGTTCAAAAGAAGAATGTCAATGATGCGTAGAAAATCTATAGGACTAAGATAAAATGGCATTCCAATCAGAAATTACAAATACATTACGAGGACCAACCATTATCAGAGTTGCTGATGCTGGCACTGCTACGATTGCACTTACTGACTTGCGAGCAAATCCTACTACTGAAAATGTATCCTCATTTGATATCAAAAGAGTTACATGGTCTACCAATGGAAACATTCAAATTGTAAGAAATGGTATGCCTATTTTACAATTGCATAATGCAGGTGAAATGCGATTTGATGAATTTGGTCATTCGATTGCAAACAATTCTGCTTGTACAATGACTATTGTAATCAATACTGGTGGGTCACTTGTTATGGAAGTATCTAAACAAGCAACGTATAATGTTGATCCATATTCAGGAGCCACAATACTATGAAACTAATTAGAGAGACAGTTGAGAATGTAAAATATCTCACAGAGATGAACGAAGCAACTGGCAAAAAGAATTTATATATTGAAGGCACTTTCCTAGTTGGAGATACCGTCAATAAAAATAATCGTATGTATAAGATGGATACATTGCGTAATGAAGTTGCTCGTTACACAAAAGAATATATTGATACCAATCGAGCTCTTGGAGAACTTGGTCATCCAGATACCCCATCATTAAACTTGGAACGTGTATCCCACAAAATCCTAAGTTTAAAAGAAGACGGTGTTACTTTTTATGGTAAGGCATTAATTCTCGATACTCCTTATGGACAAATAGTTAAAAACTTTTTAGAGAATGATGTTTCAATTGGTGTATCTTCACGTGCTTTGGGTTCTGTTATTCAGACACGTGAAGGTTATAACTTAGTTCAAGATGATTTAAGATTAGCAACTGCGGCTGACATTGTTGCAGACCCATCTGCTCCTGGTGCTTTTGTGAATGGCATTATGGAGAACAAAGAATGGGTGATGGTTGAAGGACATTTTGTAGAACGAGACTTTGACTATGCTAAATCACAGATTAAGAAAGCATCTTCTAAACAAATAGAAGAAGTTGCTTTAAAATTATTCGAAAATTATCTATCAAAACTTTAAAATTTATAAATAAGAAATCATAAGGAGATATCCCAATGGCAACAAACAAATTAATGGAAGCAGCAGCCGATATTCTGTCGGGTAGCAAGAGTAAAGCACCATCTATGCCCACTGAAAGGGCTGCTGGTGCAACTTGGGTTGATGTTGGTGGTCCAACACCAGAGAACTATAAACCTGATGACAACTCTGCTAAACTCGATACGACTAAAGCAGCAAAGAGTGCTACTGCACCTACTACAAAACCATCTGATGCATCTTCGGATACACAGAACAAAGTCGCTGGTGGTAAAAACACTATGCGTGAAGAAGACGAAGTTGAAGAACAAGAAGAATTCATTTCTGAGCACGATGAGGAAGAACTTGTTGAAGCTTGGAAAAAGAAAATGAAAGAAGACGTTGATGCCATGTTTGGTGATGACGAAACTATTTCTGAAGACTTCCGTTCTAAAGCTGCTACTATTTTTGAAGCACGTGTTACTGACCGTATCGTGCAAATTCAAGAGCAAATTGAAGCAGAATATGCTGGTATGCTTGAAGAAGCAGTTGAGGCTATCAAATCTGACCTTACAGAAAAAGTTGACGACTATCTGAACTACGTTGTAGACCAATGGATGAACGATAACGAAATTGCTATCGAGTCTGGTCTCCGTTCAGAAATTACTGAAGACTTTATCGGTGGTCTACGTAACCTATTCGCTGAGAACTACATCAATGTTCCAGAAGAAAAAGTTGATCTAATCGACGAGTTGGCTTCCAAAGTTGAAGAACTGGAAACTCAACTCAATGAAGAGATTGAAACAAACATCGAGTATAAGAAAGCACTCGTTGAAGCCGTTAAATCAGAACTGACACGTGAAGTGTGTGAAGGTTTGACCGCAACTCAAGTTGAAAAAATCAGAACACTCGCAGAGAGTGTAGAGTTCTCCACAGAGGAAGAATACACAGAGAAACTTGAGACATTGCGTGAGAACTATTTCCCATCAGGTGTTAAGAAGTCTGCAATTAACCACTTGAACGAAGTCATGGAAGATGCTGATGATAAGAAAGTTGCTATACACGACCCGTTCGTTGCAGCAGTTTCTAACGCAATTTCCAAAACAAGAATTTAATTACAACAAAAATAGGAGAAACAAATGTATCTATCCGAAAGTTTACAATCAAAATGGGAAGGTGTACTGGATCATCCAGACCTGCCCTCAATTAAAGACCCATACCGTAAAGCGGTAACTGCTGTTATTCTTGAGAATCAAGCAGTTGAAATGCAAAAAGCATCAGGTATGATGACAGAATCTGGTCCAACCAACTCGTTAGGTTCTGCTGGTGGTTACGGTGGTTCTGCTGCTGCAGCTGGTCCTGTAGCTGGTTTTGACCCAATCCTTATTAGTTTGGTTCGTCGTTCGTTGCCTAATCTGATTGCGTATGACATCTGCGGCGTTCAGCCAATGACTGGTCCTACTGGTTTGATTTTTGCAATGCGTACTCGTTACAGTGGTCAAAACGGTACTGAAGCATTCTACAACGAAGCAAATTCAATGTTCTCTGGTGCTGGTACTAATGCTCCTGCTGCTCTGACAACTGGTTCTTCACCAACTGAAATCTTCACATCGAACGCTGCTGTTAATGTTGCCAACACAGATACTCTGTCTGGTGGTGCTATGCCTACTGGTCGTGCTGAAGCATTGGGTGACGGTGCTGCTGCAAATGCATTCCAAGAAATGGCATTCTCGATTGAGAAAGTTACTGTTACTGCACAAACACGTGCTTTGAAAGCAGAATACTCAATGGAATTGGCACAAGACTTGAAAGCAGTTCATGGTCTGGATGCTGAAACTGAATTGGCAAACATTTTGTCTGCTGAAATTCTTGCTGAAATTAACCGTGAAGTTATTCGCACAATCTATGGTGTTGCTAAACAAGGTTGCCAAGCTGGTACAACCACTAAAGGCACATTTAACCTTGACACCGACTCAAACGGTCGTTGGATGGTTGAAAAAATCAAAGGTTTGGCATTCCAGTTTGAACGTGAAGCAAATCAAATTGCAAAACTGACTCGTCGTGGTAAAGGTAATGTGATGATCTGTTCTTCAGACGTTGCATCTGCTTTGGCTATGGCAGGTATCCTCGATTATCAATCAGCTTTGGCTGGTCAAGTTAATCTGACAGTTGATGACACTGGCAATACATTTGCTGGTACAATCTTCGGTCGTATCAAAGTGTACATCGATCCATACTGGCAAGCAGGTGCTACATCTGAGTTTGCTGTTATCGGTTACAAAGGTACAAACGCTTATGATGCAGGTATCTTCTACTGCCCATACGTTCCTCTGCAAATGGTTCGTGCTGTTGATACTGGCACTTTCCAACCTAAGATTGGTTTCAAGACTCGTTACGGTCTAGTTTCTAATCCTTTTGCTGAAGGTACTACAGCAGGTTTGGGTCAGTTGGTAGCACAAAGAAACAATTACTATCGTGCTTTCCGCATCAACAACTTGATGTAATAAAAAGCCACCATTAAGAGTGGATTTAGAGAGACGCCTTCGGGTGTCTCTTTTTTTTGTTTTATAAATACAGTTATTATAAATAATAATATGACAGCACTTAATAGAAATCCAATCAACCCAAATTTTTTAGCACCGAACAAGTTTCAGTTGAACTTTGCTCGGACACCAAATTTACAGTATTTTTGTCAGACAATTACGTTACCTGGCATAGCAACATCGGAAATTGCTATAACCAATCCGTTTGTAGAACTGTATTCACCTGGTGAAAAAGCAATCTACGATGCATTGAATATTACGTTTATGGTAGATGAGGGTATGTTGGCATGGTTGGAGATACATGATTGGCTTCGTGCTATGACATTTCCAACTGAGTTTGAAGAGTATCAGAAGTTGGGAAAATTAAA